TTTGGGGTCCTTGCCCTCTTTCCTCGTCCATGCCGCCGACTTAGCCATTTCAATACAGCTTAAATTTCCCGGGACGGGCCATGCCACAGCCCTTCACGGCCATGCCACCCTTTGAGTATCCTTTTGAACGGTACGGATACTCTTTGTCCAAAGATTCTTCAATCTTTTTCCCACGCTCTGTGCCCGCCATATAGTGAACATCGTCCATTACTTTTTTAGCGCCTTTTTTAATATTGTCTTTTGTAAATTTGACAAAATTTTCAACGCTATAGTCATCGGCAGATGATTTTTTATTTTTCATGGTTTTTCCTTAGGCGTAAAAGAAAGTTGCACCAGTCACATTGGACAAAGTCGCATATGCACTGGTTGAACAATAAAGACCATCTTCCGGCAGCTTCATGTAGACCATGCCTGCTACGGCGGGGGTATCTAAGGTGCAAACTGTCGTACCACCAGATCCGCCATCCTTAATAATGACGGAGCCTGCGGTGCCAGAAGACACGATATAGACCCCTTTTACCCGGGCAGGGCCGCCAAAAATATCGCCGCCAGCACCCGCTAAACGGGTGCTTTTGACATCACTCATATATCCCATAATTTAGCTCCTTACAAATAAATTAAACCCCGTTGCCGGGGGAGCTAGATTAACTGAGTGCAGCGCCAACAGCGGTAACCCAAGCAGTACCGGTATTGATAACGACACAGTATTCGTCGTTGCCTGCGCCATTGTCATTGACAATATAGATGGTGCCAACAGTAGTTGATGCGGCAGCTGGTAAAGCGGCAGTGGCTACAACAGGGGCGATAAAACCGTTATTAGATGTAACGGGACCAGAGAATGTGGTATTTGCCATGATTTTTCCTTACATGCAAGTTGGGTGCATCTGTCTGCATGTCGTCAGCCGGGACTGTCAGATACACCGGGGACCCCGGGATAAACCCAATATATCACCGAATGTCACACAGTGCAACTAAAATTACGCCATGAAATACGCTATACGCATGGTAGATAGCTCGGACCCCAAAACAGCCTTTGTGCTAGCTGGTCTCCAGTATGCCTGCTTGCCGGGAGATAAAGCGTTTCCCATGGACAAGGGCTGGTGGCATATAGCCTATACAGAGAGCGGGGTACCGGTTGCTTTCTCTGGCATGGTTCCGTCTGTTCGCTGGACAGATTGTGTATATTTGTGCCGGGCCGGAGTACTGCCAGAACACCAAGGGCATGGGCTCCAAAAAAGGCTAATACGGGCGAGGACAGCAAAGGCACGAGCATTAGGCTATAAATGGGCAGTTACGGACACATACGACAACCCCTCGTCCGCAAACAGCCTCATAGCTGTGGGATTTAAACTATTTGAGCCATCGGAGCCTTGGGCAGGAAAAGGCTCTTTGTTTTGGCGACTCAAACTCTAGCATGCCCCTAAAAGACCCGGAAAAACGCAAAGCTAAACAAAAAGAGTACTCCGCTAAGTACTATGCCCAAAACAAAGAGAAGACAATAAACCGTGTCATAGCGGTAAACCGCCGAAACAAAACCAAATGGAATGAGTTCAAAGCCTCTTTATCGTGCGCCGTATGCGGGTTTAGCCACCCTGCGGTAATAGATTTCCATCACGTAGACCCTGCAACAAAGACAGACCACGTCCACAGCTTAGTGCGGCATGGTAGGTATGCTGCGGCGTATAAAGAAATTAAAAAGTGCGTGGCGTTGTGCGCCAACTGCCACCGTATCCACCACTACAACGAGTGGGCCGAGACCAGAATCAAACGCCGAAAAGCAAAGAAAAAGGGCCCCGGTGGGGGCCCTTAATCAATTAGGGTAAACCCTAATTATGCTGCACCGGCAGAACCGTAAATGCCGCGTGGATCGCTCCAGCCGAAGCTGTAACGCTCACGAGCCTTGTAACGGACGTTACCTGTGTCGAAGTCGCCTTCGAAAGCAGTCTTGATGGGTGAGCGGTTGAACATCTTCAAGCCGTTAGGTGCATCGGTCAACAAGAACCATGCGTCCGTATCGGTCAAGAAGTGGTTCACAGCGTAACCCTCAGGAACCATGCCCATTGACTTCAATGCGTTCACATCGTTGTCAGCGGTACCAACACGCAGAGTTGTCTTCATCAAGCGCTCTGCAGTGAATTGCAGTTCCTTGGGGATGACCAACTTACGAGCCTGCACGGCGACTTTCAAACCACGCTCATCAACGAAGCTGGCGATATCGATGATACCTTGCTCCAATGAGGTTTCGTTCAAGTCAGCAGCCACTGAAGGAGTGTTGCGGAAAGAAGGACCCATAGCAGTGGGGTGAGCAGCGTTACACAGAGAAACGCCGTCGCCGCCGTTAAAGGCACCGCTGGTGTTGAACGCGTTGTTCAGCACAGAAGCAGCTTTAACTTGCTTGGTGTTAGCCATTGAACGGGCCAAAGCCTTGGTGTAGCGAGCTGCCAAACGGTCATAGAGGTTGTCCTCAATGGCCTCTTCGGTCAGTGCAAACGCCATAGCGATGGTCTCGTGCTGGTAACGAGCAGTGAATGATTCTTGTGCAGAATCATATGACACGCCAGCGCCTTCATTTTTAACAGGGGCAGAGCCGAAACCGGTCAGCATCACTTCCTCTTCAAAAGCACGATCTGAGCTTTCGGTTGAGAAAATTTCTGCGTGTTCGTTTTCATAACGGCTGTACTCCATGCCAAACAAAGCGTTCAGGCCGGGTTCCAGTTCTTTAACGAGTTGTGCGCGACTAATAGCCATGATTAAGCTCCTTGACCTGCAACACCTGCACTACCGTACATGTGTTCGTTGATTTTAACTACCACAACAGCGTAGTTCGAGCCCAATTCATTCTCGGGAGCGTCGTACTTGCCAACGATCTTCAAGTTCAACGCAGCTGTGTTAGCGATGGTTGAAGAATCGAGGGTCATTGCGGATACCCCATTGACAGTGCTGCCAGTGGTAGAAGCGGTAACATCAGCGTTCTTCCCGATATCACCCTGCACAACGTCTTCATCAGCTTGGATCAAGAACAGTTGGTTGGGATCATCAAGAACGTCAGCAGTAATAACACCGCTGGTGATGTTCACGCTACCGGGGTAGTAGTTCTTCCATGTGGGCTTGCCACTGGTCGGGTCAGTATACTGACAGCCGTTGAATACACCCACAGCAGCTGTGTGTGTACCGGGGGCGAATTTGACTAAGTAACCATCATAGACGGTGACCAAGTCGCCTTGGTAGATTGCTCCGGCCTGATTATCGGCAATCAGGTAACCGTACTGCTTTTGTGCACCGGTTGCTGAAAGATTGCCAATAGGGCGCAGACCAAAAGGCTTGTTTACGTTTGCCATTTGTAGCTCCTAAAAGAGTAAAAAATTCCGCCGTTTTAGCGGGAACCAAAGGTTGTGCGCGAGCTCCTTTCGGGGCTCTGTATACGCATAGATGAGTGCGCATTTTCACGCATCATCTCGTTGTCTACAGCGTGCAACTGATCCCGAGCCTTACTCTGGAAATACGCGTTACGTTCTTCGACAGTTTCTTCGGGGATCATGGCAAGCATTAAGCCGCCAACTGATACAACTCCCGCATGACGGCCATCTTCGATGGTCGGCAGTGTATTGCGGTATTCTTCAGGCAAATCATCATTGCGGACTAGTTCGTAGCCCTCACGAAGACGCCCGTAGACATGTTGCTTATCCTCAAATCCATTGATCTCGGAACGAATCCAGCGGTATTTAAAACCAGCAGGGGCGGGGGGTGCGTCAAGTCGTGATGGGGGTGCCCATGGCTTGCGACGAACTTCTTTTTCACGAGTGCTGGCACCGCGAGAAGCTCTATCGATAGTTACTTTTGAATCGCTCATGATCACTCCTTAACGTACTTGGCATATTCCTCTACAGGAACACCCAACTTTTTTGCTATAGCAACCTGACTCGGTGATAACCGGACAGTACGGCGTGCACTATTTACCCCGGAACTACGGGAAGCAGGTGCAACAGCTGGCACGGAACGCTGTTGTCTGTTTGGTTGAGACGGTGCGAAGCGCTTTGGGAATTCATCCCGCAGTCTTCGGTCGAGCTCAGTATAGTACTCTTCAGTATTAGGGTCAACACCCTCTTGTTCTACTAATGTTTGATGCAAGCCCCATGCTGCATAAGTCAGCATACGATCTTGACCAAACCAAGGGTTTTCCTCTGCCCAACGTTCTGCACGAGGGCTAGGAGCCGCTCTTTGCTGGACAGGGGCCTGCTGCACAGGCGCTTCCTGCACAGGCGCCGCCCTCATTCGCTCAATTTCCGCTGTTTGCTGCTGAAGATAGGTGGCAATCTGGCGTTGCTCCATCATCATGTCGGTTAGACGCTGCTGGGCTTCGGTTTCGGTATCAATATCGCCCTCTTCACGAGCGCGTTTAATGATGGCCTTCAGCGTCTGCTGCTGGGTCTCAAGACGAGACTTTGTTTCGTTTAAGCGGCTGTAATCAGTGCTGACAAGGCGCTGCTGCAGAGTCTGTGTCTGTGATTGCAGGCCCTTGGCGTACTCCAAAGCCGCCTGTTCGCGGCGCTCGGCTTCGCGCATGCGAGCGGTGAGCTTAGAAATGCGTTTTTGCACCGCATCGCTAACAGATTCCAGCTCTTCACGGTGTGAGGGCGCTTCTCCCTCTTGAACGACCTCGGGATCGGCTTCGGTTTTTACAACTTCCGCCTTGGATTGGGAGCCATCCTCCGACTGCTCAATAGCAACGTCGGTTTCGGTTTCTTCTTCGCCCAAATTAAACTCTAATTGATCATCAGTTGACATATGCGCTCCTTACATGTGCAGAATATCTTCAGGATCACTAATAACGGCGAGAATCTCGTCGTCATTCAAAATCCTGATCTCGCCACCGTCGATGTTCATTCGAGCCCCCGCATAGCGGCCAAAAATGATCCAATCGCCTTCCTTACACCACGCCCCGGTAGGAAATTTGTTCTCATCGGCGTATGCTAAAGGACCCACGCGCAAAACATAGCCACATGTTGTGGTCAGTTGCTGGCGTTCAATGGTTTGATCGGCAAGTACGATACCGCCCTTGCTCTTATTCGTGCCACGATAAGGAAGAATCACAATCCGCCAGCCTGTAGGCTTTGGGATACGATCCATGACAGATTCACTAATGTCTTCAACATTCAGTTCACCGTCCTTGGTGTAGGCATCAGTCAATGCAGGCTGTTTATTGGCCGCATCTTCCGCCCACTTTTGCTCCAGTGCAGTCATTTGCATCTGTTAGGTCCTTCAGTCGATTGGATTTTGTTTCAAAAGACGCTGAATAACGTCCTCTACGAATGTGTAACCTTCGAGCCGACCCATTAGATACCTATACTGCTCCATACTAGCAACCCGACCGCTCAGAATTGTGCTCTGAGTGTCTCGTTGCAGATCCCGAAGCTCTTTAAGCAAAGTTTCTGTAAATTCAAGCATGGATTTCTCCAATGAGGCAAGCAAAATAGGCCTTGCTCGGCGGCCACACAAAAACTATACACGTGTTTCAGGCAATTTTCACCTTTTTCATAGCGTCTTTGCGCCGAACATAGGTAATTTGTCCTTTTTGAACAGGCATAGTACCGTTTTTCTTCGATTGTTTAGCGGTAGGTTGCGATTTACGTACCGTTTTCTTCATTTTATTATCCATTTTGGCGCCCTTTTTGTTGCATTTGCATCAACGTCAGCTGATTTCGGTCAGCCGCAAGCTGTTGTTGCGTATTAATTCGAGCTTGATCATAGGAAACATCATTTTGTTCCTTCTGTTGATCCAAAGCAATACGCGCTTGGTCCAACTGAGCCTTCGTTTGATCCCGCTGTGCGGACTGCGCGAGCTCCTGCTTCTTCAATTCAATCAAAGGATCGGGTTGTTGCTGGTTTTCACCAGACAATTCACTCTGCAAAGCCTTGGTTTCTTGGTAGAACTGGGCAACCTTGATCGCAATCAGGGCCTCCCGCTGCAACGCAGAGACCATTTGGTCAGGGTCAGTGCCGTATTGCGTGAACAACTCGGCCTCCACCGTCTCCTCAGCCTTCAAGCGAACATGATCTAACACATGCTTCAACAGCACCGGGCCAACATTAGGCATCTGCGCAACCATTGGAGACAGCGCAAACAACAAATGTGTCTGGATATGTGCATCGTGCTGTTGACCGGCATAAGCCTTCAGCGGCGATCCATCCAAAGCCTGCGCGTTTTCGCTGGCAGGATCCTTTGGCTTATCAATATTCTGCGTGTTCAAGATCGTATCGATATCGCGCACACCAATCGCTTCATACATGCGGCGGTAGGCCTCATACATGTTGTGCATCTGCGGTGCGCTTTGGGCCAACTGCAATTGCGTTTGGGCCATCGTAATACGCTGGGCGACAGAGAAAATGTTGGGATCAGATACCGGGAGAATATCAATCCGCTCGTCAAAATCTTTCGATTTGATAGCGCGGCTTTCGCCGGGAACGTCATATGGATACTCATCCGGCAAATAATCCGCAAAACCTTTTGCCAGCAACTGGAACTCTAGCTTCTGGCTATAGTGCAACCGCTTGTGGATTGCAGACATGACCGACGAGCCCTTTTCCAACAACGCAATGGTTGTGCCCACTGCAGCGTTCTGGTTGCTGTCGCCAACCTGCAAATCTGTGATGCTTGCCATGCGACGACCTGCATCCACACAGAAACCCAATAGCGCAAACAGCGTTTGACTAGGCTCTTTGTAAGGCAGGGGCAACAACGAGCCACTCAACTCCATGCCGCCCGCATCCATATCACGCCATTCGCCGGGCTGCAGCGGCACGTCATCGTTCATGATGCGTGCGCCCTTGGCTTTAAAGCCTGCAGGCAAGTTGGCTAGCGTACCTGCATCAGTCAGCTGACGCAGCGCAGATGATGCAGTCTTTGACAGACCACCAATCAAATGCAAGAAACCAAGGCCGTAGGAGCCCGGACCCTGAACAAGCAAATAGTGGATGTAGTACTCGATCCGCTCTTTCCGATCATCCTGCTCGCGCCAGTTGCGGCGTACCCCAATAACCGTCCCGCTTGCCTCATCAACAGTGATGATGTACGGCAGCTTAATGCCGGTGGGCTCGCCATCTTCACCCATGTCTTCAAAGCCGGGCAAGTCATAGTCAATCTGGAACTCCAGCAAAACAATTTCTTGCTCTTCGCCGGTGGGCGCCACACCTGTGATCTTGTTTGTGCTTTCCTGAATTGACGTAATCTGAGACTCTTCAGAAGCCTCTGCCGTATCCAGATACCTTCCAGCAACAACCGCCTTGCGATATGCGTTAGTCGACATGTAAACACGGTGCGTAATGCGCTCGCACTTACTCATCACAGATGAGCCGTGATATGGGATATACAGGTCATCCGGCAGCACCAGCGTGCTTACCATGCGGTCAATAGACTCATCATAGTAAATCTTCTTGAACGCAGAACCCCCATACCCGACATAGAACAGCAGCTGATCAAAATCAGGCGTGTATTCAGGCATCGCCGTCGTGATCTGATAGTTCATAAAATCACGAACACGATCCGCCTGCATCAACTTCTCGCGGGTTTCCTTGCCCAAAACCTGCGTGCGAACAGGGCCTCCAGCAGGCATTAACTCTTTCAACGCCTGTGACTGGAACTGGACAACGCTCTCAGACAACAGCGGGTGGTACACGCCACACGCGCCCTTAAACGGCTTTGTGCGCTCTTCCATTGAAAAGCCCAAGAGCTCCATGCCCTTGCTGTACTGATCTTCCCAGTCGGCCCGGGAAGCCTTATCTGCCTCAAATAAAACCATCAAGTCAGACGCCATCTGCGACAAAACTTCTGGCTCCAGCACCTCGGCAAGATTGGTGTCGTAAGGAACTTCGCTATCGTCGTCCTCACCAATATTGACAACAACGCCGCCATCGGGATCAAACTCAATCTCGACCTCGGGCAGCTCCTCATCGGCAGCAATCTCAATGTCGACGCCTTCACCTACCGGCAAGTCGTCTGCTGTTGTCGCTTTTTCTATTGCCATTCTGCTTCCTTACAAATATTTTTGGTGATTGTACACGTTGCGTTCAACAAGTCCACCCTTGGCAAAGTTATCGGGGGGTGACTCCCACCCCTCTTGCCTTAGCTGTTGTTCCCGCATTGCACGTTGGTAGAGTGGGTCCATCGAATCTTTCCAGCGTTTATATTTTTTAGCGTCAATTATGGGAATTACCCGTTCAGCAAAATCTGGATCATAGTGTCGTGCATCCATTGCATATTTAAACGCTTCTGGAGGAGCGTCTGCAAACTTGTTAAACAGATCGTCAGCTTTGTTTAGAATATTTAACGGGAGAGACTGCCTAACCTGAGGATCGCGCAGAACTCGGACCAACTCAGGCGCACTCAGAACCGTATCTTTAAACAATGATTCGGCAGCATTGGTTACACTACCGTTAATTTGGCCCCCGATATCGCGCAATAAGGGTTCCCCTGAAGTTGTAAACGCTCCAGTTAGCCCGGGTTCAGCAACTGCCCGCAGATTCTGAATTGTCCTGTCGTTGCGATCAAACCGCGCACCACGGGTACGGACAAGGTCTATGGTTTTGTTAGATGCCTCCTCTGTCAGATCAGTTTTACTCGCCCCTTGCACTTTCGTAGCACGCTCAACTGCGAAAGCTACCGGCTGGGTGTTGTCTTTCACAAAGGCTTGGTACTGGGGATCATTAGCAAATATACGATCTAGACCAATGGTATTATCAATGGTGGCGACGGACGGCACTGGGAGGTTTTTGTTTTGAAAATACCGTTTAATTGTGTCCTGCGCAGCGTCATAGCCTGCTTGATCCAGAGTGAGAAACCAACTTTTTGCATCCACGTCCTCCGGGACGGTAGTGGTCACCTGTACCTGTGGACGACCAGTCTTATCGACTAATATGTTGAGCCTGTTTTCCGCTGACCCATACATATTTATATTACAGTCCTCCTTCGTACACCATCCGCCTTTTTCGCCCAACACGCGCACAAGC